GAGGCTCGCTTTTCCCAGGTGGTCGGCCGCCTGCAGGAATCTATGGCAGTGCCGATCACCGGCAGGGTACAGGATGTGGTGCAACTGACTGCCCAGAGCTATGGCATCAATGCCGAGGAGCAGGAAGGTATCCTCAAGTACCTCATTGAAGGCGGCGACCTGTCTCTGTACGGCCTGTCCAACGCAGTCACCCGCACATCGCAGGATGTCGTTTCCTACGACCGTGCCACTACACTGGAGGGCATCGGCTGGCAGGTCGCCACGATGGAGCCGCAGCAGTGGAAGCAGATCAATCAGTAATGGGGAGGAAATCATCATGCAGAAAGAAACACAGGTTATCCGTTGGGTCGATCATAAAGAAGAAAAGGTGCCGGAATGTCGCAATAACCGAAGTCATTCTGATCCGACTGCAAATGAGGCTATCGGGAATGTGATGAGAGAAGAACGGCGAAAAGAGAAAGAGAAGATGATGAAAGAACTGCTTCCACCAAAGCAGCTAGAATTTGACCGTCTCTTTAAAGCCGGAAACCGTCCGGAACTGAAAGATATTCTCAGCTGGTTTGGTAATGATACGGTCCTTCATATCGGGTCGAAATCGGCTTTCTATTTTATCGGCACGGCTAAGGAACTCAAGAAGGATATGGCTTTTGTCGAGAGCAATATGCAGCCGAAGAAGAACGCAGACGAACCTCCTAAGCGAAAAGCTGTTCCTGTACTTAAGCGTAAAGTCATTGAGGTATACTCCAAGCTTGACCCTTCTGAGGGTGTGATTATCAAAACGGAAGGTTCTGAGAGCGGTAACTTCTGGTTTGGAGCGGAGTATTACGCGGCAAAGAAAAAATACCTCCGGGATTGTAGAAAGAGAAAGGCATCCGTATGAGAGAAAGTGAAGTAGAAAAACAGTTCGTGGCTGCGGTAAAGGCTGCTGGAGGACAGGCACTTAAATTTACCAGTCAGACCATGAATGGCGTGCCAGATCGTCTGGTTCTACTGATTGGCGGCAAGTGTGCATTCGTGGAGCTGAAAGCGCCCGGCAAACAGATGCGAATCCTCCAGCGAAAGCGCAGACAGCAGCTCGAAGCCCTGGGCTTCCCGGTGTTCTGCGTTGACCGCTTGGAGCAGATCCAGCCTGCTGTGGATGCGCTCCTGTGCTGGACACCTGGTGAGCCTATCCCACAGGGGATCGGGGCAAAGATACCGGAGATGCCGGAAGTGAATCTTCCGGAGAAAGGAGGCGGTGTATGAGATTTGTCCCACATGAGTACCAAAGATACTGCACAGAGTATATCAAGACGCACCCAATTGCAGCTCTTTTTCTGGATATGGGCTTAGGCAAAACTGTAATCACCCTTTCCGCAATCAAAGACCTTATGCTTGAGACCTTCGAGGTCAGCAAGGTTCTCATCATTGCTCCATTGCGTGTTGCTCGTGACACATGGCCGGCAGAAATCGAAAAGTGGGACCACCTGAAAGGGCTGGATATTTCCGTCATCGTTGGAGATGTTAAGACCCGGATCGCAGCAGTCCACCACCCGGCAATGATTTACATCGTCAACCGGGAGAATATCAGGTGGCTGGTGGAGTATTACGAGAAAAATGGAATGCGATGGGATTTTAGCATGATCGTGATTGATGAGCTGTCATCATTCAAGAACTATCAGTCTCAGCGTTTCAAGTTCTTACGAAAAGTCCGCCCGTTCGTGAAGCGGTGGGTCGGATTGACCGGTACACCTTCTTCCAACGGTCTCATGGACCTGTGGGCAGAGATTGGGATTTTGGATGGCGGGGAACGGCTCGGCAAGTTTATCGGCCGGTACCGGGAAGCCTACTTCAAGGCGGGGGCGTTGAATCCGGCAACCGGCATCGTGTTCCAGTATGTTCCTAGACAGGGGGCAGAGGAGATGATCTATCAGCGGATCTCGGATATCACGATTTCCATGAAGGCTCTGGATTATCTCAATATGCCGGATTGTGTACCTACAAGGTGCGAAGTCGAGATGAACACGCAGGAAAGGGAACTCTACGATATGCTCCGGCAGGATCTTCTGATTCCGCTGAAAGACGGTGACATAGACGCTGCCAATGCTGCATCACTGACAGGGAAGCTGTTGCAGATGAGCAATGGCGCGGTCTATGACGAGAACGGCAAAGCACGAGTCATCCATGACCACAAGCTGGAAGCTCTCGAAGACCTGATCGAAGCGGCCAACGGACAGCCGGTGCTGGTGGCCTACTGGTTCAAGCATGACCGGGAGCGTATTATCAACCATCTGTCGAAACTGAAAATCAAAGTCCGGGACATCAAAAGCAGTACCGACATTAAGGACTGGAATGCCGGGAACATCCCAGTTGCACTAATCCACCCTGCATCGGCCGGACATGGTCTGAACATCCAGCAGGGCGGACACATCCTGATCTGGTTCGGGCTGACCTGGTCTTTGGAACTGTATCAGCAGACTAATGCTCGTCTTTGGCGGCAGGGCCAGACGCAGGTGGTCACCATCCACCACATCATCACCAAGGACACTGTGGATGAGGATGTCATGGCGGCTTTGGAGCAGAAGGACATGACACAGGAGAAGCTGATCTCAGCGGTCAAAGCGCAGTTGGGAGTTTGATTTCCATGCGGTGTAGGGCGGTAATGTCCTGCACCGCTTTTCTTTAAAAAATTCTCCATTTATTTTTTGGAAGAGGTTCGATTTCTCCACTTTTTCATCGCCTGTGATTTAGAAGCAGACGAAGGGAGAAAGTGGAAGATGAATACACAGGATATCCGAAAAGAACAGGAACAGGTGCTTGCTCACGCTGCCGAAAGGCCGTCTGAGCTGTTTGGGTTGCTGGATTACATATTTGATCATGCAAATGGAGACGTTGACGAAGCAGAAACCAGGATTCTGGACGAAATAAAACGCTGGGTTCGAGATATGGGTAAGATGATTGCAGGGAAAAAAGTGCAACTTAAGAAGCTGAAAGAGCAGCTGCTGTCTGCACCGACACTGACACCTGTAGAAGCCTACTACGCCATGAATTCTGGGTGCTCTGGGGAAGGAGAACGAGTCCAGAGCAGTCATATCTCAGACCCGACTGCAAAAGCAGCAATCGGCGCACTGGATTACATTATCCGAACCTGGCGGGATGATTACAAGAAATCATTGAAAAAATATGGGACACTGGCAGGTGATATTTATCTTCTGGAAATGGCTGCAGATTATGTGGGCGGAGAACAGGGGACGGTTGTTCGGCAGATTTATGTGGATGGAGTTTTCTGGAAAGATGCAGTGGGGTTAGAGGGAAAGTCGCTGTCGTGGCAAGTCATCCGAAAGATGGAACGACAGGCGCAGGAAGAAATGGCTGAATTTATTTTGAAGTACTGGAAAACACAGCGGGAAGAAAATGAGGAGGACATGAAGGATGGCACGGAGAAAGTTGTTTGATAGACCGGTAGATAAGGAAATGGTAGAACGAGCAAAACAGGTCTGTAAGGAATACACAGTGGCGAAGCGGGAACTGCCGGTACTGGAACAGGATCTTGCGCGGTTGGCAACTAAGCGGACTGAGGAAAAAAACAAAGTAATGCGGCAGTTGTATCTGGAAAAAGAGCAGGAACTTCAGAAAATGGTTGACCAGGATAAAGAAATCATCACACTTTTCACAGCTGGAGAGGAGTTTTTAGAAGGAACACCCAGAGAAGTTATTATCCAGAAATTTCTCAACGGAAAAGGATGGAACGAAATTGAAACCCCAGAAAGTAGTGTGGTAAAAATGTCGAATGGCTGTGTAGACCACTATCTCAAAATCGGATATCAGATGATGGGGTATGGAATCCAGCGGTATCTTTCAATACGGGATAAGATGTTGGGAAAGTGAACTTCAGGAGTTCACTTCCTTTTTTTGAACTTTTACCAGTCACGATAAAACATCGAGAGCTATAACTTTTCAGAGCTTTTCATCATAATTGGAGAGAATTGCTTTTAATTGGAGAAAAATGGCTTATATTGGAGAAAAAACGCATTGCATCGTATGTAGACCCGTGCTATAATATAAACTGTCAAAAGCTAAAGAGAAGCAAACAAACAGCCGATAGGTCAAAATCCTGTCGGCTGTTTTCATGCCCTCTTTGGCTTTTTTTATTATGCGTCAAGGAGGTGGAACCCGTATGGGGCGCAAGAAGAAAAATGCAAGACATAGCGTGCATGGTCGCAAGATTCATGTCAACAAGTACATCAATCAATGCGGAAAAACCAAGAAGTGCCGCAAGTCAGCAGTATCCTGGCGGCCGGCATCGAAAGAAACACCGTTTAATGATATGCCGACCTACCAGTGGCCGACTGTGAGAACCCCAAAACAGTATGAAGTCTGGTTCGCAGAGCTAGGCGATCACTCTGGCACTTCGGTGCAGAGCGGTACACGTCCAGTTCTGGTCATCAGCAATGACGTGGCGAATCGTAATTCCCCGGTCATTACAGTGATTCCGCTGAGTTCCAAGTTGAAGAAGCTGGAACTTCCGGTACACATCGTACTTACAGAAAAAGAGTGTGAGATGCTCAGGGATGAGCATTTGGAGGATTCCATCCTGCTGGTGGAGCAGATCACAACCATCGATAAGATGGTTCTGTTTAATCGGCTCTGCTATGTGGTCTCCGTTCAGAAGAAGTACGAGATCGAAGCGGCTGTCACAAAGCAGTTTGCGATGCGGGCTTCAACACATGGTGCGAATTCTACGAGAAAGGAGGTCTGACCGCTATGGTGGATATCAAAAACATCCCGGCGGAGCTGAAGACCTCCTGCCGGTTTTGTGTCTGGAAATTTGAAAAGCGAAACGGTCAGAAGACCAAGATGCCGTATAACCCGGCGAACGGTGACAGAGCAAAGATCAATGACCTCCGAACCTTTGCGGATTTCAAGACCACGCTTGTTACCTACGCGATGGGCGGCTATGATGGCATCGGCATTGCGGTTGGCAGTGGTATCGGAGCTTTCGACATCGACCACTGCATCCGGGAGGATGGTACGCTGAACGATACTGCGGACACTGTACTTTCGATCTTCCCTACAGCGTATGTAGAGAAGTCACCGTCCGGCAAAGGACTACGTGGATTCTTCCATGTGCCTGAAGACTACGTCTATGACAAGACGGTTTACTACATCAACAACCGCAGCAAAGGGCTGGAAGTGTATATGCCCGGTGCGACTAACCGCTTCGTTACCGTGACGGGAGATGTTTACCGCACAGGTGAGATCCCAAACGATGAAACGGCAATGACCACTCTGCTGGACTCGCTGATGAAGCGAAATAAGCAGGTGCAGCAGACCCATTTCCAGCACCATTCATATCTGGATGACGAGGCTGTTATTGCACATGCCAATGAAGCCAGCAACAGTGAGAAGTTCAAAAGGCTGTTTGCCGGTGAGTGGGAAGACCTCTACGGCAGTCAGTCGGATGCAGATATGGCGTTCCTGTCTATTCTGGCATTCTGGTGCGGCTGTGATGAGGAGCAGATGGACCGCATCTTCCGCACATCTGGTCTGATGCGCCCGAAGTGGGATCGCAAACAGGCTGGTTCAACCTACGGTGCCATCTCTATCCGCAACACAGTCAATACCTGCGTTTCCGTTTACATTCCTGGCAACGCGCAGGACATTGTGGATGAGGAGTTTGCAAATCTTGACTCTGATGATAAAGAGGCGGAGCGGCCACCGGACATCAGCAAGCTCACGCTGTCGCTGGAAGAAATGGCTCCGCACACGAATCCGCGCTACGGCAGGGATGAGATCGGTTTGGGCAACATGTTCGCCGATTTTTTCAAGCCTATCGCACGGTACAACAGTGAACGCGGCATCTGGTTTGTCTATGATGGAGTTGTCTGGCAGCCGGATATGGAGAACCTTAAGGTGGCAGAGCTTGCGAAATATCTGGCAGATAAGCTGTATCTGTTTGCATTGAAGATTACAGAAGAGGATGTCAGAAAGCGGTTCATCGACCGCGTCCGGAAACTCCAGCAACGCAAGCACCGTGACACGATGCTGAAAGACGCGAAGTCCGTATTCCCACTGTCCATGAAGCAGTACGATCAGGATATCTATCTGTTCAACTGCAAAAATGGAACACTGGATCTGCGGACGATGGAATTCCGGGAACACCGCCCGGAGGATTTTCTCACAAAAGTGTCCCCTGTGATATATGCCCCGGATGCCGACTGCCCTCGCTGGCGGACGTTCATCACGGAGATCATGCAGGGGGATAAGGCCAGAGCAGACTATCTTCAGAAGGCTATCGGATACTCGTTGACTGGTGACACCCGCATGGAGTGCTTGTTTATTCTGTACGGTCCGACATCCAGAAACGGTAAGGGTACCACAATGGAGAGTATTCTGCGTATTATGGGCGAGTACGGTAAAAATGCAGATCCGACCATGCTGCAGGCGAAGTTTAACAGCCAGAGCGGAGGACCGTCTGAGGAAATCGCCCGGCTTGCCGGCTCTCGTTTTGTAAACATCTCCGAGCCGGAGAAAAAGATCACTCTGGATGCAGCTCTTACCAAACGACTGACCGGTAACGATACGATCACAGCCCGGTATCTGCATGAGAACAGTTTTGAGTTCCGACCGAACTTCAAAATTTTCATCAACACGAACCATCGTCCGAATATCACAGACCTTACGCTGTTTGAGTCTGGCCGAATCAAAATCATTCCGTTTGACCGGCATTTTGAAGAAAATGAACAGGATAAGGATCTAAAGTCCACTTTTGCTAAACCGGAAAATATGTCCGGCATTCTGAACTGGATGCTCGAAGGCTATAAGCTGTTCCGCAGTCAGGGACTTGCCATGCCGGATTCTGTCGTTCAGGCAACAACGGACTATCAGATATTCTCAGATAAGATGGGTCAGTTTTTTGATGAATGCATTGAAGAAAAGGAAGGGTGTGAGCTTCGGCGCGGTGCAGTTTACACACGCTACAAAGAGTGGTGTGGAGAGAATGGCTACCGGGCAGAGGCAGCCAAGAATCTAAACCAGGAGATTGAAAAGCGGTACAAGACTGCAAGAAAGCGTCCGAATGACGGTGCCTCCAGCAGTACGACTCCGATGGTCCTGGATGTGGCGTTCACGGCAAGTGAAGAGTCAAAAGAGGACTTTGCACCATTGACATCATGAGCTTGAAATTCAAGGTACGGACGGATTTGTTGCGGCTGTTGCTGGAAGAACACAGTGAAATCTATTGTTTTTGATTTTCATAAGTTCCCATCAAAATACCAGCAACACACGACTTCGGAGTCACGTTACCAGCAACAGCAGCAACGCCCCAGCAACAGAAAAACGTAGGAAAATCAAGGGTTTTCGGTGCTGTTGCGAGTGTTGCGAGTGAAAACCCTATTTTATTTATATTATTTTCTTTTATATACTATTTACTTTTTACTAGCAACAATAGCAACAAAAGAAAAAATATAGATCTTAACACCCCTGAAAAGTGCGTAAAATCAATATTTTTGGGGACTGGACACCTCGCTTTGTGAGGAAAGCGCCAGCAACACACCAGCAACAGATTCAGAGGACACATTGGAACTACACAATGGAACATCGCAGGCCGCTTTTGTGGGAGCCTATTTGTGGGCAAGGGCAAAGGCGGCTTGCTTTGTGATACATGAAAGAGAGGACAGAACATGAGTAAGATTATCACCTGTGAACAGGTCAGCAATGGCCATCCTGATAAGATCTGTGACCAGATCGCAGATGCTATTGTGACCGACATTCTTCAGCATGACAGGCACGCCCGTGTGGCGATCGAGTGTCTGCTGAAAAAGAGCCAGCTCTTTATTGCCGGCGAGGTCACCACCGACTACCGGCCAAACTACAACCAGATCGTCCATGATGTGTTCAATCGCATCGGCGCCGAAAAGCTGGGGTGGAACCTGACCGAGCTTCTTCGCATCGGCATTCTGGTGGACAAGCAGTCCCCGGACATTGCACTGGGTGTGGACAAGGGCGGTGCCGGTGACCAGGGCATCATGTATGGCTACGCCACCAACGAGACAGCAGAGCAGATGCCAATCCCGTACATGGTTGCCACCAAGTTCCTGCAGCTGCTGAAGAACCATCCGTCCAAGATGTTCCGAGCAGATGCCAAGGCGCAGGTCAGCTACGATTACGACACCGGCCGAATCACCACCTTCCTCTGCTCCGTGCAGCACAGCCCGGATGTGGAGGTCAGCGACTTCCGGCATATCATCGAATCCATGATGGTGCTGGCCGCCTGCGAGTACGGTCTGGATGGTGACTTCACGAAGCTGGTTAATCCGACCGGTCGTTTCGTGCTGGGCGGCAGCTATGCTGACTGTGGTGTGACTGGCCGGAAGCTGGCGTGCGATACCTACGGTGGCATCGGTCGCATGGGTGGTGGTGCATTGAGTGGCAAAGACCCTACCAAGGTGGACCGCTCCGCAGCATACATGGCTCGGAAGATCGCCAAAGACATCGTGCAGGCGGGCTACGCTGACAAGTGCGAAGTCCAGCTGGCTTACGCCATCGGCGTGGTACAGCCAGTCGGTGTGTCGGTGGAGTGCTTCGGTACAGAGCACCAGTCCCTTGACTTCATCGAAGCCTACGTCCATGACAGCTACGACCTGACCCCGCAGGGTATCATCAAGCGGCTGGGACTGCTGGATGTAGATTACAACAAGGTCAGTGCTTACGGTCACTTCGGCAAGGCTGGTCTTCCGTGGGAGGACTGACCCATGCCGTACAGACCAAAGACACCGTGCCGTCATCCCGGCTGCCCGGAGCTGGTGGAAGCCGGCCGGCTCTACTGTGAGAAGCACCTGCTTCTCCACCCGGAAGTAACCCGCCCGGCGGCGAAGCGTGGATACAACAGGCGGTGGCAGAAAGCCCGAAAGTCATATCTCGAAGCTCATCCGCTCTGTGTGCAGTGCGCCAAGCAGGGTAAGTACGTCCGGGCAACGGTGGTGGATCACATCATTCCGCACCGTGGTGACCAGAAACTTTTCTGGGACCAGAACAACTGGCAGTCGCTCTGTAAGAGCTGCCACGATAAGAAGACGCTGACCGAAGACATCAACCCGACCTACACCTACTGACACTCCCACCGGGGCCGGGGTCACTTCTCTACAGTGAAGTCACACGAAGACCGGTGCGCCCTTTTCTGTGAAAAACCGCAAAATTCATAGGCCGGGGGTCAGAGGAATAACGACGCAAAATGAAACAGGAAAATGTACAGGCATCGGAGCTTCGGTTCCGGTGCCATTCTTTTTCCCCGAAATGAACCAAAGTGTGTGAAACCTCTCGTAAACAGGGAGCTTTCGCACATTTTAGCTTGTTCCGGGAGGAGCAGGGGCGAGCGGGAATCGGCCGTCGCAACAACGATCCAACCTGGCGGGGCAGTGCCGATTTCAACTTCGCTGCTTTTCGTATGTATTTTGAAATTTTTCTAAGAAACCGCCGAAGAAACGGCGAAAAATGAGAGTGAGGTGAGGGCAGATGGAAGATTACACGGCTGAGATGATTAGGGACATGGCTTTTTCCTTCTGCCCTCAGTGCGGTACGGCAATCGTACCAAACCATAAAGGCAGACCACGGAAGTTCTGCTCACCGGAATGCCGGTCACGGTGGAACAACACCCATCCAAAGCCGGAGAACTGGAAGACCGTGCGGTCGAAGATCTGCCCGGTGTGCGGCAGGGAGTTTTCCTACCGGCACCAGTATGGTCTGGAACGGAAATATTGCAGCCGTGCCTGTGCAAACAAAGGACGCTGGAAGGAGGGCGATGCAAATGGAAGAACCGCTGAACATAGAACGTAATGTGGTAAAGAACGGTGTCCGGCTGGACTGTGTGTTTGAGGGCTATGAGTACCGCCCGGAGAGGGAAGAAGTCCGAAGCCAGCGGCTTGCCGGGTTTGAATGTGTGGAGATCGCAGAAAACACCGGGTTGTCTTTGGAACAGGTCACGGATTACTGTCGGGAACTGGGTCTGCCGGAAACGGGGAGCTGCCAGTTACAGCCGTCGGATGGGTCGAGGGAACGGCACTGTCCGGTTTGTGGACGCATTCTCGTGCAGAGAGGGAACAGTGGTCGGAGACGGTTCTGTTCTCCTGAGTGCCGGGAGGAATATTACAGGCAGCATAAGTCTTTTAGGATCGCGGTCTGTAAAAACTGTGGAAGGGAGTTCCATGCCGTAGATGAAGGAAAACGGCAGCGGAAGTTCTGCAGTCTGAATTGTTACTGGGATTATCGATACGGGATGAAGGGAGTGGATGAGGATGAGTAAGATTATCGGTGTGTTTCCGATGTTCAACACCGGGGGTATCTGTGTACATGCGATTGACGATGCGGAAGATAAGGTCCTGGCATCCGTGAACGGGGAAAACCCGGAATGGTACGAGATGGCTGAACATCCGCAGGAAGATGGAGATGAGATGGAGTCGGGCTTTTTGTTCGGCTCCTTTTTCGTGCCGTTCTCCGGGGTCATGCGCATGTGAATCTGAATTAGGAGGGCTTACATGAAAGCGACTGCTGAACTGAAGATGCTGCCGGTGTCCGTACTCAAGCCGGCCGCATACAATCCCCGGAAAAAGCTGAAGCCGGGGGATAAAGAGTACGAGAAGATCAAGAACTCCATCACGGAGTTCGGGTTCGCAGATCCTTTGGTGGTCAATGCCGACATGACGATCATCGGCGGCCACCAGAGACTGACTGTTGCAATGGAACTGGGCTATACCGAAGTGCCTTGTGCGGTGGTGGACATCGACAAGACCAGGGAAAAAGCCCTGAACATTGCGCTCAACAAGATCACGGGTGCATGGGATGATTCCCTGCTGGCTGATCTTTTGAAGGACATCGAAGATTCCAACTTCGACCTTGGCAAGACCGGCTTTGAGCCGCCGGAGATTGAGACCCTGTTCAACAAGGTCCACAGCAAGGAGGTCAAGGAAGATGACTTTGATGTGGAATCCGAGCTGAAACAGCCATGCTTCTCCAAAGAGGGCGACCTCTGGCATCTGGGTAAGCACATCGTTCTGTGCGGGGATTCCACCAAAGCGGAATGCTATGACACCCTGATGGACGGAACCAAGGCAAATCTGGTCCTTTCCGATCCCCCTTATAACGTGGATGTGGAAGAGACTGCCGGTAAGATCATGAATGACAACATGGGCGATTCGGAATTCTACCAGTTCCTTCTGGCAGCGTTCCAGCAGATGCACGGCCATCTTGCAGACGACGGTTCCATCTACATCTTCCATGCAGATACGGAAGGGCTGAACTTTAGAAAGGCATTCAAGGATGCCGGGTTCTACCTGTCCGGGTGCTGTATCTGGAAGAAGAATGCGCTGGTGCTGGGCCGTAGTCCTTACCAGTGGCAGCACGAGCCGTGTCTTTACGGCTGGAAGCAGAAGGGAAAGCACCAGTGGTATTCCGACCGGAAGCAGACGACCATCTGGGAGTACGACCGGCCGAAGTCCAACAAGGACCATCCGACCATGAAGCCCATCGGCCTGATGAGCTATCCGATCCGCAACTCTACTATGACCAACGGCATCGTCCTCGATCCGTTCCTGGGCAGCGGCTCGACCCTGATCGCCTGTGAGGAGACCGACCGTGTGTGCCGGGGCATCGAGTTGGACCCGAAGTTCGTGGATGTGATCGTGAAGCGGTACATCGAACACAGCGATGGTCACTACGATGATGTGTATGTCATCCGTGACGGCCAGAAGCTGAAGTTCGAGGAAGTGGCGACCTTCGAGCCGGAAAGCGAGGATGCCGATGCCTGATGTAAAATGCGTCCTCATCCATGACAACTTCCAGAATTTCAAGTCCTATAACATCCCCAAGGCGCAGCTGGTGATCGCAGACATTCCGTACAACATCGGTACAGATTTCTATGCCAGCCGGCCGGACTGGTATGTGGATGGCGACAACAAAAACGGGGAGAGTAGCAAGGCGCGGAAGGCGGCATTCAATACCGATTTCACCTTCAACATTGCAGAGTATTTCCACTTCTGCAACCGCCTGCTGAAGAAAGAACCCGGCACAGGAGAGAAGGATGCGCCGTGCATGATCGTGTTCTGTGCGTTTCAACAGATCCCGAAGGTGATCACCGAAGCAGAGAAATACGGTTTCAAGAATTATATCCCGCTGGTGTTTTGCAAGAACTACAGTCCGCAGGTTTTAAAGGCCAACATGAAGATCGTGGGTGCAACGGAGTATGCTCTGGTTCTGTACCGGGGAAAGCTCCCGAAGTTCCGTAATCTCGGTGAGGACGGAAAGCCCCATATGATCTTCAACTGGTTTGACTGGAAGCGGGATGGCAGGGAATATCCGAAAATCCATCCTTCCCAGAAACCGATCTCCGTGCTGAAACGACTGATCGAGACCTTTACAGATGAGGGCGATGTGGTCATTGACCCCTGCGCCGGCAGCGGCTCCACGCTGAGAGCAGCAAGAGAACTGGGGCGCAACAGCTACGGATTTGAAGTATCCAGAGACTTTTACCAGAAAGCAAATGAGCAGATGCTCGGAGAGGAGGTCGCCGGATGAGCACAGAACAGAATAAGACTTTGACCCTCGGCAGCCTCTTTGATGGCTCCGGGGGTTTTCCATTGGGCGGTCTGTTGACCGGGCAGATCACTCCGGTGTGGAGCAGCGAGATCGAGCCGTTTGCCATCCGGGTCACGACCAAACGTCTGCCGCAGGTGAAGCACTACGGAGATGTGTCTGCCATCAGCGGAGCAGACCTGCCTCCAGTGGACATCATCACTTTTGGGAGTCCCTGTCAGGATATGTCCATCGCCGGTAAGCGGGACGGTCTGGATGGTTCACGGTCCAGTCTGTTTTACGAAGCAATCCGAATCGTGAAGGAAATGAGGTGTAAGACCAATGGAGAAAAACCAAGATTTATCGTGTGGGAGAATGTGCCAGGGGCCTTCTCCTCAAACAAAGGGCAGGACTTCAAAGCAGTCCTCGAAGCCGTCATCGGTGTTAAAGAACCGGCCGCCTCGGTGCCTGCGCCTGAGAAGAAAGGATGGCCCGATGCCGACTACTATGTGGGAGACGGATGGAGCGTCGCGTATCGAGTTCTTGATGCACAGTGGTGGGGCGTTCCCCAAAGAAGAAAACGTATCTACCTTGTCGCAGATTTTGCAGACCAGAGTGCCCCAAAGGTACTATTTGAGTCCGAAGGCGTGTCTCGGTATTCTGCGGAGGGCTTCCGTGCGTGGCAAAGAGCTGCCGCCGGTGCTGAAAGCGGCGCTGGAGAGACAGGCTGCAGTGGAGCAGGAGGACGGCTCTGTCTGAACGATCAGGGCGGAGAGAGGATGGATGTGACGGAAGAGGTGACAGCCACCCTCCGTGCGGAGGCACATCATCCGCCGTGTGTTATGGAAGCCGCTGGTTTCTGTACCGAGCATTCCGCAAATGCCAGAAGCATTGGATACGAAGAGGAACGGTCACCGACCCTCCGGGCTGGTGTTGTGCCTGCTGCCATCGCACTGGAAAATCATCCTGCTGACAGCCGGGTGAAGATTTCCGAGGATGGTAAGGTGCAGACACTGACAAGTCGGTGCGGTACGGGTGGCGGTAATGTCCCGATGGTCATGGACGCTGTTGAAAATTCAGTGGAAAGCCCGGTGAAAGAAGTTGAAAACTCTCCGGCGGTCACATTGAAGATCCGTTCCGGGTGTGAAGGCGGTGGCAAGGGCGCTATCTGGCAGGAAGAAAAGTCAGCTACCCTCGGCTGCAACAACGACCAGACACTGTTCGTTCCGAAATGCTACGGTGTCTGCTCTAAAGCCAGCCACTCCATGATGTCCGATAATCCGCATAGCGGCTTCTATGAAGCGGAGACCTCCCGGACACTAGACCGCAGTGGTGGAGATCCGACCTGCAATCAGGGCGGTATCTGCGTGGTAGAGCCGATCGCCTTTACCCAGAACCAGAGGGATGAAGTCCGGGATCTGGGAGAGAAGTCAGCGGCACTTGCAGCAGAGCCGGGGATGAAGCAGCAGACCTTCGTCCTGCAGGGCAACATGATCGGCCGCAAGGATGAGAACGGTCCGCAGGGGGATGGCGTCAATGAGGATGTCTGCTTTACACTGGATGCCACTGACCGCCATGCAGTCTGCGCACCGGAGGATGTGTATGCCATGACCACCGGCTCCTATATGCAGATGGCAAAAGAAGTCGCACCGACTCTGATGGCGCGGGATTACAAAGACCCGACCACCATCGCACCGGCACCGCATCTGAACGAGGGTGTTATGGGAACGGTGGCAACTGGGGCGCATCCCAGCGGCTTCAATGGGCAGGATGCTTTCAATGACCGTCTGGTCATCGACAACCCGGAAGCGCAGCCGACACCTGTGACCTATACCGTCCGCCGTTTGACACCGACCGAGTGTGCCAGACTGCAAGGATTCCCGGACTGGTGGTGCAGAGATCTCGGAACGGAAAACCCGACCGAAGAAGAGCTGGCATTCTGGGCAGATGTGTTTGAAACGCACCGCAAGATCGTGACCCATGCCAAGAAGCCGAAGACGGAGAAGCAGATCCGGAAATGGCTGGCTGACCCGTATACGGATTCGGCAGAGTACCGTATCTGGGGTAACGGCATATGCTTAGCCAACGCATTTTTTGTTCTGGCCGGCATCGCATGGTGTACAGGTCTGGAAGAATAAACTGGCCCGCTATATTACTAGGTAGAAAGTGACCCGGTAATATGGTGGGCTTACATATTGGTCCTATTTACACAACAGATTCTGCAGTCCCTTGTGTAATTGGTCGAACATGAAGAATATCGGGAAATGGCCTTGCTATTTGACCGGTTCAGAGTGATATATGTGCTACCGAAAAGAACATCGGGATGAACAAAAACAGAAGAAAACGAAAGGGGCAATGAATTATGTTGAAATTTGAATTGAACATAGCAGACCGTAAGACACTTGCAAATCGCATGGAGGAGCTGACGGGTATCCATCCTTACTACACCAGAGCACCGCTGTATGCTTATGACATCGGCAACTACACCATCGACCGGGACGGCAATCTTCTGGTCGAGCCGGAGAATGCAGATGCCGAGCTGCTGACGACCCTGTTGAATGAGGGGTTGATCCGCGGCGGCGAGAGCATTGAGAGCACGGATGACCAGCCGGAAAACACAGAGCCGACTGAAAATTTGGCAGATGAGCCTGTGGCCGAAGAGGAGTCGGATGATACGGCAGAGGATGGTGCAACAGAGGATGAGCCGGATGCAGAGGAATCGGAAAGCGAAGAGCAGCCGGAAGCAGAAGACCAGCCGGAAGAAGTACCGCTGGATCTGGAACTTGCCTTCCCAACCAGCCAGCATAACGGAGTGAGCCTTCGCAATCTGGTCAACCTCATCTATAGCAGGGGCCGACTCATCAGCAAGGCAACGGGCGGGCACTTCCATGTGGAAACCGACCTGGTCGAAACACTGCGGGATGACAGCTGCACCTATACGGTGGCAAACTTCATCGAGGCACTTAAGGGTTACGAAGCACAGTGTGGAACTGCGATGGAAGGTCTGGTGATCACAGAAGAAAAGGTTTCCTTCACAGGATTCCCGACGGCTTCCGACTATGATCACCTGACGGCTTTTGGTCACCTTGCCATCCTTATGAACCAGCAGGCTATCAGCCAGAAGCGCATCCAGGCAAAGGATGTCAACGATGAGAATGAGAAATACGCACTCCGCACATGGCTTCTGCGGCTGGGCATGAATGGCCCGGACTTCAAGGAAACCCGCAAGATTCTCATGGAGAACCTTTCCGGCCATGCGGCTTTCCGCACGGATGAGGAAGCGCAGAAGTTCCTTGCAAGGGAAAAGGCAAAACGGGATGCCCTGAAAGCCGCGAAACAGGCGGCACAGAACGGCAATCCTGCCACAGGAGAAACGGTCGAACAGGAAGAAAACCAGCCGACACAGCCCGACTGTGGGGCAGACACGGCGCAGATGCTGGAGGCGGGAGCGTAAGCTCCCAAGCCCCTAATGGGGGCCGGAAAATATGCGAGACCCTCTTCTATTGTAACGATATTAACTCTGAAAATGTACATTATCAAGCGGATAAACTGCAGAAATGTACACGATCATTCTGCCTTATATTTGTCGAATATATGTTCTTTTATATCCTTGCTATTATCCGCACCTGACGGTAATATGCACATACCGAAAGGGAAAACAAGGAAAAAACAAAGGAGAACATACCATGAACGATAAAACAAGAGAGCAGATTGAAGCCATGAAGAACCAGACCATCGGAGTTGAAATCGAGATGAACAACATCACCAGAGAAAAAGCGGCAAGAAAGGTTGCCGAGTACTTCGGAACCAGAGCATGGAACGCCGCCAGCGAGTACGGATATTACAGCTGGGCTTGCAAAGACCAGCAGGGCAGGGTTTGGAAATTCCAGAGGGATGTGAGCATCTACGGACCGGACGCAGAAAAATGCGAACTGGTCACCCCGATCCTCACCTACGACGATATCGAAACCTTGCAGGAAATCATCCGACTGCTCCGCAAGGCAGGCGCAAAGAGCAGCCCAAGCCGCGGATGCGGGGTCCACATCCACATCGGCAAAGGCGACCACACCGCAAAGACCATCCGCAACCTTGTGAACATCATGGCAGCGCACGAACAGCAGATCGGTAGAGCCATCCGGATCGACGCAGGGCGCACCGGACAATACTGCCGGGTAGTCGACCACCGCTTCCTCGACCGGCTGAACCGCGAGAAGCCGACCAACATGCGCAAGCTGGAAGACATCTGGTACGAAGGCAACGGTTCCAGCTGGGAAAACCGGAATGCTCACTACAATTCAAGCCGGTACCATATGCTGAACCTTCATGCCACCTTCACAAAAGGGACCATTGAATTCCGCCTTTTTCAATTCGCTGACCCAGCGGACGGCAAGCGCAACGGGCTGCACGCCGGTGAGATGAAAGCCTACATCCAGCTTTGCCTCGCAATGAGCCAGCTTGCCAAGATGGTCAGGACGGCAAGCCCAAAGCCCCAGCAGACCGACAACGAAAAGTACGCGATGCGGTGCTGGATGCTGAGGCTGGGATTCATCGGGGATGAATTTGCAACGGCAAGGGAGATCCTTCTGCGGAACGTGGAGGGCAACGCATCCTGGCGGAACAAATAAGCCGGGATGCACGGGCACCTTTTGGGCGGGCAACCGCCCTTGAGGTGGTAGAAGGAGGTGCAGGTTTATGAAAAGCACGTTAAAAAATGAAAACACACCGGGTGGCAGAACCTTTAAGGTGACCATCACCGAGACCTACCAGAGAACGGTGACCATTTATGAATCCGAGATGAAAGAGCCGACCGTGGAGGAAGCACAGCGTGTGGCAGAGGACTGGTGGCAGGACAGCCAGATCGAGCTTGGGACAGAGGATTTCCAGGGCGTGGAATTCACTGGCAGGGAGGACGGTGAGGCAGATGTTTGAGTTGATCAGCCGAGTCCCATCCAGATATTATCTTGCCTACGGAAGCAACCTCGACATGGAGCGGATGGGAAAGAGATGCCCCTACGCTGTGGTGGTCGGCACGACCGAGATCAAGGGCTACCGGCTCCTGTTCAAAAAGAGCAAGACCGGCTGCTATGCCACCATCGAGCAGGATGCCAATGAAAGCGTACCAGCGGTGGTCTGGAAACTCTCGGAATACGATGAGCTCCTGCTGGACCGGTACGAGGGATGCCCAAGATACTATTACAAGAAGCAGTTCCAGCTTCAGGTCTGGAACCTGAACGGGAACCGCATGAAAAAGGCAAAGCCCTGCATCGCTTATGTGATGCACGAGGACCGGCGGCTTGGCTGCCCGGATGCCGAGTATTTTGAACTGCTGCAGGGCGGATACAGCGACTGGGAGTTTCCGCTGGACACACTGAAGCGTGGACTGGCAGCCAGTATCGGAAGGGCGGAAGCCATCCGGTATCTGAAGAAGCGGCAGATGATGTAAGAGTACACGATCAAAAGCAAAAAACATTGTGCAGTATATGATGCTCATCGGCCTTGATAAATCAGGGCAGAAGAGTGATATATACCATACCGCCAGACAAGAGCGGAGAAAACCGAAGGGAGAGATTCAAATGAAGAACAAGAAATATTACATCGCCTACGGCAGCAACCTGTCGGTGGAGCAGATGGCAGACCGATGCCCGGATGCAAAAATTGCAGGGCAGGCGGTGCTGGCCGGCTGGGAGCTTTTGTTCCGCGGCTGCGCCACCATCGCACCGAACCCGAAGAAGAACACGCCGGTTCTGGTGTGGGAGATCTCGGAAAGGGACGAAGGAAACCTCGACCTCTATGAGGGCTACCCGAACTACTACCGCAAGGAAGATCTGAACATCGAACTGCTCCGGGAAAGGGCAGAGCCGGAGATGGTGACCGCAATGGTCTACATCATGGAGAACGACTTCGGACGCCGCTCACCGAGCCGGTATTACTACAAAGTCCTGCATGACGGCTACAAGGCATTCCACTTCCCGATGCACATCCTCGAAGGTGCGCTGAAGGAATGCATGGATAAGGATGCCGCCCAGCGGATGATCGAGGAGGTGCAGGCATGAATTTCGCAGATAAGAAAACGGTCGAGAAGCTGAGAAAAGAGTT